TATTTAATATATTAATTAGAAGAAAGTTATACATGTAGAGTATTCAATACTACGTATTTATAAACTCTATTGTATATATAACAATACTTGATAAAAATTCCTTTGTCAAGTGGTAAATAGAGAACTAAATGAAATTGTTATCAAATTGTTATAAAACTAAGGAGAAATAAGATTAACAGATATCTTGATTCAAGACAATTAGAATCCGATCTTGAAATAATTGAAAGACAGCTGCACCGCCTGACGCAGGAAGTGCGGTTCGTCAATGAAGAACTGGCCAAGCTCGTAGAGGCTATAAAGGCCGCCAGAGCCCCGCAGAGGCCATGAACGACGTTTACCAGTGTTCTACCTGCGATGCCACTGAAATCGTCCCTAGAGGCCAGGAAATCGCTTTAACGGGTATCTGTGAGAAATGCGGAGGGTTCATGAAGATAATAGGATGGATACAGAATGATTAAGAGATGTAGTAAATGTAAAGAAATCAAAGATGAAATAGACTTTAATAAGAATAAAAATGGAGTCATGGGATTACAAGCAGTCTGTAGATCCTGTACCTCAGAATATACTCAGGCATATAAAGAAAAGCGGAAGCAAGAGGGTGTCAAGAAGCATGTAGCTAGTAAGGTATGTGCTAGATGTAACTTTGAAAAGCCTAGGTCTCAATTTGGCAAAAGAAGTATATGCACGGATGGACTAGCAGTCTATTGTAAGCCCTGCACCAGAGTTATAAGAAACACAAGACGGGCTTGACAAAGAATTTAGTAGCTTGATATAATTGTAGTGTTAGTAAGAATATCGCTCAATATTACGTACTAACGGCATTTAATCACCTCTAAAAAGAATGCCCCTAGCCTCTGGTATACCAATTCGTACGGTCCAAGCTAGGGGTTTTTTATTGCATAAGTAGTACTAAAGGTGTATAATTACATTGTTGCAATGACTAGTTTATATGAGGTATACAATACAGTGTATGGCGATGGGGCGGGATCAATAGAAGAGTTCTCATTATTACCTATGGCTAAAGACTTAATGTATACAGATGGCATTATAAGATTTACTCTTGTATTTTATAGAGAAGATAAAGAAGCTAATATGACTATGGCTTTTGAAGTAGCTCCTGAAGTACAAGAAAAGATAGAAGAGTTACTTGGATATTGATGTATTTAGTTAATATTATAGTAAAGATAGCAAACGTATGTCGTAATGTCAAATATAATACTAAAATGTTATCAAATCGTTATATGGGGGATATAAAGCATATGTCAATATGTCGAATTGTCGACAAATAGACTTATATACAAGGAGATATTATGGGATATTCAAAATATTCAGAAGAACAAATTACAGAATTTATTAATCAAGCAAATGAGATGGGTATTTCCCCTGCTATGAGATATCTTGGATATCCCGCCTCATATCACACAGCTAAAGCCTTCTATGAAAAGCGGGGAGTAGAAATGCCTACCATTAATACTCTTGCTCAAATGGCTAGAAACATAGGAGTATTCTATACAGATAAAGAAAAGGTTATTGCTGCACAAGCAATTATTGATAGATCAGTAGAACAGTTATACCAAGATAATTTAACATCTGATGATATAAATAAGCTGGGGAATGCAATACATAAGGCTATACAGACTATTAACCTTGTAGAAGGAAAGTCTACTGCTATTAATGAATCTAGATCTAAAGATGGATCTGATTTGGCTATTATGGATCTATTGAATGAAGCTAAGATGAGAAATGAAATAGTTAAAGATCAATTAGCCAATATAGATCAATATCAGGATAAATAAACATTATATGGATATATATAGGGGTACCCAGTCATAAATTATTTTATTATAAATATTTTTTGCTATGTTAAATAAATATTTCCAATAAAATTAAATATAGATACTAAACAGAAATAGGATATATGTCAGACGATAAAAAGCCAGAAACAAGAATTGTTATAGATGTAAATAAAAATGGAATACGTAGAGAAACTACATATCCAAAAAAGCCCAAGAAGGCCCCTAGGAGAGATAAATAATTGCAAGCATCTGATTACTTCAATGATGTTCCAATAGAGCTTCTAAGCCTCTCTGAAGGCCGTAGAGAGCTAACCAAATATGATCCTATGCTCTTTGCTTTGATATATTTGCCACATCATTTGAAAAATGCTGCTGGAGAACTCACTTTATCTGAATTTCATTCTGATCTAGCTGAATATGGTAAATTATGGATAAATCCGCCGTCTAAGCCAAAGCAACATAGAGATGCATTTATTGCTCCAAGAGAATGTGGTAAATCTACGTGGATCTTTCTTATTTTGCCTATGTGGGCTGCCGCTCATGGTCATGTCAAATTCGTAGCAGCTTTCTCAGACGCCGCTTCACAGGCAGAGACACACTTAATGACTTTTAAGAACGAATTGGAGACAAATGACTACCTTAGACAAGATTACCCAGAATTATGCACACCTAAAATTGTCGGTTCAACTGGGCGTTCCCTTGCATCGAACTCTTGGCGTATTATTCAATCAAACGATTTTATATTTGACGCTAACGGTATTGACACTAACTCTCTTGGTAAAAAGGTCTTTGGCCAACGCCCAGACCTTATTATTCTTGACGATATCGAAAAGGGTGAAAAGAATTACTCAGAATATCAGGCAGGACAACAGAAAAACACCGTCTTCGATGATATAGCCCCTATGAACATCTATGCCCGTATGATTTTTGTGGGTACAACCACTATGCCTAACTCTGTTATGGATCAGTTCAGAAAATATGCTGAAGGACAGCGGGATCAAGATCTTGGATGGATTGATGAGCAGAATGTAAAGGTTCATTATTATCCAGCTATTATGGCAAATGATGACGGAACAGAAAGATCAGTATGGCCAGAAAAATGGCCTCTAGAATGGCTAGAAAGCCAAAGACATTTAAGAGACTTTGCCAAAAACTATATGAACAAGCCTGTCAATACTGACGGTACATTTTGGACAAATGAAGATATAATTATACAAGAAGCAGAAGAATATGGAAATACAATTATTTCTGTAGACCCTGCTGTTACAAAAAATAAGGTTTCTGACTATACAGGTGTGGCTGTATTGTCAAGAGGTATAGATGCATTGGGACAGGAAGTAATTTACGTTCGTGAAGCAATGCAATTGAAGGTATCTCCTTCCGATTTAGCTGCTAGAGTAGCTGATTTGGTAGAAATATATGAACCTGGGGTTTTATATGTTGAAACTAACCAGGGTGGAGATCTATGGAAGGATGTTTTTAAAGGCATTCCTGCCAAATATAGATCAAAACATCAGAAAATCTCTAAACAGGTACGTGCAGGTAAAGCTTTGAACTTCTACCAACAGGGCAAAGTTAGACATACCAAGCACTTTCCTTCATTAGAAGAACAAATGTGGTCTTTCCCAAAGGTAAGCCATGATGACGTTCTTGACGCAGTGGTATCAGGAGTTTTGTACTTCCTAGATAACAAAGCAATCAAAGTTGGTGCAAAACAAATAAATTATGCAAGGAGCAGATAATGTCAGACATTAAATTAGCTCTTGACCACATTGTTGAGAGCAGAGAACACTATAAGAAGGCTGAAGCATATTACGAGGGAAACCAGGAAGAGATTTTTGCAAGTCGTCGCTGGAATCGTATATTTAAGAAGGATAAAGTAGACTATCAGTTTAACTTTGTCCGTACAGTTGTAGATTCTGTATTAAATAGACTTGAAATTGCTACGGTAACAGCCCCTACAGAAGAGGCTAATCAAAAAATTAATCAATATTGGGAACAAAACGATCTCAAGCTTGATGCAGAAGAAATTCACAAAAAAGCTCTTGTTTATGGAGATTGCTATGCAATTGTTTGGCCAGAAGAAGATGGCACAATCACAATTAACTACAATTCACCATTGACAACAGCAATTATCTATGATTCAGAAAATCCAAGAATCAAGTCATTTGCTGCAAAGCTATGGCAAACAGTTTCGGCAACTGGACAAAAGCAAATAAATTTAAACCTATATTACGCAGACAGAATTGAAAAATTTACAATGTTTGGTGATATTGACTATCTAACATCAGCGTCAAACTTCCTACCAGTTGAGGTTGTACCAAATCCATGGGGAGAAATTCCTGTGTTCCATTTCCGTACAGCAAAGCAATACGGTAGACCAGAACATGCTGATGCTATGGGTCCACAGGATGCAATTAATAAGTTAATTGCTACCCATATGTATACAGTTGACTACCAGGGTGCACCACAGCGTTATGCTTTGTCATCTGGTGGCAATGATGCAGAATTTGAAGACTTTAATGAGGATTCAACAGGAAGAGATAATCTTGGAGCCCTACAAAATGGCCCAGGAGAGCTATGGTACCTAAAGGGTGTCAATTCAGTTGGACAATTTGCTCCAGCAGATCCAAAGACATTCACAGAACCAGTCAAGGACTTCATTCGTGCAATGGCATCGCTAACAAGCACACCTTTGCATTATTTTGAAAAGACTGGTAACATACCTAGTGGAGAGGCGTTAAGAACAGCTGAAGGCCCACTTTTAAAGAAGGTCGAAGACCGTCAATACGCATTCGGAAACACATGGAGAGATCTATTCAGATTTATGCTTCGTATTGATGGCATTAATGCTGACGTAGAAGTTTCATGGGAGTTCGTAGAAACTATGGACAGCCTAGATGCATGGGAAGTAGCCACAAAGAAGCGCATAGTTGGCGTATCTCTCAAACAAGTCCTTGTAGAAATGGGTTATGATCTAGAAATCGCAGAGAAAATTGCGGCGGAAGCAGATTCAACAGCTCTATTACAACAAGGCATGAACACTACAAATATCTTACGCTCAGAAGGTGTAAATATCTAAGAGATTGGACGATCAATTGGAAAACACAGAAACACAAGAACAATTAAATAACGAAACACCAGAAATTAAGGACCCCAAGGCTGTCTTGGATGCTCTAGACCGTGCAAAGGCTGATGCCAAGCGTTTTAGAGAAGAAAAAGAGGCCTTGGAGGAATCCTTAAATTCAAAGGATCAAAAAATAGCTGAATATTCTGGCAAACTCTTGAGAGATCAAGTAAAGCGGAATATCAATGACCTTAATTTGACCAATTCTGACAGAATACTTAAATATGTTGACTTTAATAAGTTAGAGTTTGATGACAATTTTAATGTAATTGGTCTAGATGAACAAATTAAGGGTCTAAAGGAAGATTTCCCAGAGCTTTTTGATCCAAAACTTCTGGTAGGTGGTAAAGCTGATTCAGCAGATGCCAATGTGGTAAATGCCAAGCTTACCGTATCAGAAATGCAAGCAAGAATGTTGCTTGGGAAGTAAAAATCTGCTAAAATATATACAGGTAAACTCCAGTTGGACGATTGGGTTTACATTTGGTATAAATTGGACGATTTAATACTTTTTCTAAACTCAAAATAAATCTAATAGGAGAAAATAAATAAATGGCACGTACAGATTTCACCGAAGCCAATGGTTATATTCTCGAAGAGATGGGTTCAACTGTAATCCAGGCAGCACTTGCCAATTCTGCAGTTGAAGCTTTTGCTCGTCGTGAAAACATGGCTTCTCGCACAAAGTCCGTACCTCGTTATGTATCAGACGCTCCACAGGTTGTTGCAGAAGGCGGAACTATTCCAGAAGCCTCTGTCACACTTGATGAAGTTGTTCTTACAGCAAAGAAGTACGCACAAATCATTAACATTTCAGAAGAAGACGTAAACGATAGCCTCGTTGACGTTCTAACAACACACAAGAGAGAATGGGTATCCCGTTGGGCTCGTAAGTTCGACAATGCTTGCCTTGGCGTAACAGCTGTTGGCGATGGCGACGACGGACAACCATTTGACTCTCTATATTACAAGGTAGCTAACTACAACTCTGCAAGCAATCGTATCCAGACTGCTGGAGATCTTACATTCGAAGACATTTCAAATGCTCTTGGACTAGTAGAGTCTTCAGACAAGTTCGATTCAGCTGCAACAGTTTTCATGGCTCACCCAAAGATGATCGCTCATCTTCGTAATATGGAAACAGCTGGTGGAAACTTGGTTCTTCCAAATCCACTTGGCGCACAACCAGGTACCCTTTTCGGATACCCACTAGTAATTTCATACGGAGCTGCAACATCAGCAGCTGCTACAGACGCTCCAACAGGTAACCCACTTCTTATCGTAGGTAACCGTAACATGTTGATCAACGGTGTTCGTGGTGGCATTGAGTCTGCAGTTTCTCGTGATGCAGAATTCGCAAAGGATGGAGTCCTTCTCAAGACACGAGTTCGTCGTGGCTTCGCAGTAGCAGATGCATCAGCATTCGCTATCGTTGAGAAGACTTCAGCATAAGGGGGAATATAACAAATGGCATCAAAACTATACGGTAACTTCCTTAAGCAAGCTCTTAACAAGGAGATCGATTTCGATACAGATACCATCAAGGTAGCT